AATTGCGAGGACTTGCCGTTGAGTACGGAGTCCCAATTGTATCTGCAACTCAAACCACAAGATCCGGTTTTACTTCTTCCGACCCAGGACTCGAAGATACAAGTGAAAGTTTTGGTTTGCCAGCGACCGCAGACTTAATGTTTGCGTTGATTACTTCGGAAGAATTAGAAGAACTCAATCAAATTATGGTAAAACAATTGAAAAACCGTTACGCGGATCCAACACATTATAAAAGATTTACTGTGGGTATTGACAGAGCGAAGATGAAACTGTATGATGTGGAACAGTCAGCACAGCAAGGAATTGCTGACGCTGGTGATACACCAAAACCACAACCTAGAAAATCATTCGATGGATTCAAAGTATGACACTAACTAAACAAGATGCCCTTTATTGTGCCGGCATCTTTGAAAACTATTTCGCAAAGTTTAACCGTATTGATGAATATATGAGAGATCAAAAAATTGCATCTCTTGATAAACTTGAAATTAGTGGTTTATTTCCGCCAGAAGATGAGTTGTTTAATGCGTTTGATATGCATCCAAATGATATGGAGTTTGATATATTTGAACCTCCAAATAAAACATGGGAAACATTAGTTGGTATTACATCATCACATATTAATATTGCACCAGTTGGTCGTAATGTTAGATTGGCGGTGAAAGAAAAAAATACCGACAAATATGTTGGATTCATTCGCCTTGGTTCACCAGTTATTAATTGCAAACCTAGGAATGAGATGCTAGGTCAAGTTTTTACACAAAACGAAAAATCTAGCAAGTCGTTCAATAAATGTTCAATGATGGGTTTTGTAATTGTTCCTGCACAACCATTTGGTTTTAATTATCTTGGTGGCAAATTATTGGCAGCAATTACCACCTCGCATAAAGTTCGTGAAATCGTAAATAAAAAATACGATATGAACCTTTGTTTGTTCGAAACAACCAGTTTATATGGCAGTAGTAAAACTGTATCTCAGTATGATGGAATGAAACCTTATCTGCGATATAAAGGACTAACTGATAGTGATTTTCTACCTCTAATGCACGGTAAGACATATCACAATCTTAAAAACTTTGTAGAAACTCGTATCGGTGGTAATATTGTTCCTGAAAATTCATCTAGTCAAAAATTAAAGATTAGTATGAAAATAATTTCCATGATTAAGGCCGGTCTTAAAGGAAGTTCAGAACTAAGTAAATTTAATGAGGTTATAACAGATGCTAAAAAATTAACTGAACAGAAACGATACTATATTTCAAATTACGGGTTCAAAAACTACATCGATGTTGTAAATGGAAAAACTGATGTTCTAATTAAAGATGAAAACTATGATAAATTTGAATTAGAAAATATAATTGGATGGTGGAAAAATAAGGCCTCTAATCGATATGAAACTTTGTCTAAAGAAGGACGTTTGAGAAAAGATTTGGAAGTGTGGACTTCTGGAAAAGAAATCGACATTATTAGATAAATATTTGTATTTGAAGGTACTATTGATATGGCCTCAAACACTAACGAATATATAAGACAACTTATTACCGCTGTTTACGATGGTCCGCTTACCGTAGAAGGAACTGGATCAATCATTACTATAAAAGTTACAGACCGGACAAAAGTTAAATCTGATTTATATTCTTTTCTGGATAAAAACAAATATCCTTATGAAGATGAAAAAACCACACGATCATCATTTAATGTAACTAATATTAAAACACCTGATGGAAAATCAGCTGTTATCATTTATAAAAATGCAACAGGCGGAGGCGGATCAGGCGCCGGTGCAGAAGTTACAGAATTGGCAGAATCAGCACAATGTTGGTACACCGCAATTGCATTTAATAAAACTTTAGAATCTTTTGACGATTTTATGAAATATTATGATGATGTAAAAACAAAATGTGATACTGACGCAACAGTACAAAAAATAATTGATAAGTTGCCAGAAGATTGGGTAGAATCTTCAATTAAAATTGCCAATTATATGAAAGAAATGAAAGAGTTCAAATCAAATTTGAAAAAATATAACTTTCATCGTGGGTCAAAATTAGTTGATAAAATTACTAAAATGTTTCTGTCTGCGAATAGAGCAGAACAAATGTTTGCAAATATCAATAAATGGAGTCCAGCAGATATTTGGTTAATGACTCCAACTGGAGAAAGAGAAATTAATGCAGCAGATGATAAACAAACATTTGCTTCATTAAATGCACTTATTGTAAAACTTTTTGAATCTAGAGAAGTTATAGGAGTATCATTAAAAAAAGTAGGTGCAAAAGTGCATGATGAAATATTTAATTATGGCAAAAAAGAAACTGTGTGTAAATTCAAGTCTTTTAAAGTTTCTGAAAAATCTAAAGATGGTTATATTTTATTTTCATATAAAGATGATCCAGATATGGCAATTCAATTTAGATCATTTTCGGATACTGGTTCTTGGCAAGGCGAAATAAAAGGTAAATATGCATCTGGCGGTAAAATTGGTGGCGGTCAAGTTGCATCAATTTTTAAACGTGTTGCTAAAGTTACTTTATCATCAGCAGACGCAAAAGAAGTCACAAAAAAAGTACAATCTAAAAAACCAGATATTCGTGAAGGTATTTTAGAAAATGCCAAAAAAATAAAAGTGAAAGTTGAAGAACCATTGTTACAAACGAATGATTGGAATTATTCTAAATTTCTGACATTAGAAACTTTAAGTGCTTTTGACAAACTAAATACCGAGAATCAACAAAGAATATTGCGTGAAATTATAGGATATGCAGCTTCAAGTACCGAAGCTTCAGGAGTGTTTATTAAGATATCGTAATTATGGAGTTACATTATGTCTGCAACTGTGATTATACCAACAACTGGTGCACCAGAATTAAGAACGGCAATCGTATCAGTTTTAGACCAATCATATGATACCACTTGTTATGTGGTTGTTGATGGGGAACAATATTTCGGCAAAACACGAGCCATCGTCAGCGACTATGCCGGAAATAAAAACCTCAAGGTCTGTTACCTCCCAATCAACGTAGGATCAAACGGGTTCTACGGTCATCGTGTATATGCATCCTTCACGCACCTGGTCGACACGGAGTACGTCCTGTACCTTGACCAAGATTGTTGGTTTGATGAACACCACGTTCTTTCCTGCATAGAAACGATCCAAAATAATAATTTAGAATGGTGTTATTCACTTAGAAAAATTTATGATAAAGACAGCAAATACATATGCAATGATGATTGTGAATCTTTAGGAAAATATCAATCATATCACGGTATTAATCATATAGATACAAATTCTTATTGCCTTTCAACTAAAATTGCAATAAGATTAGCTAGCGTTTGGCATGGCGGTTGGGGGCAAGATAGAGTTTTCCTTTCTGCTATTTCTCAACATTTCCAGAAATACGATTGTACAGGATTGTATACTTCCAATTATAGGGTGGATGGCAACCAGGGGTCTGTTACTGGAGATTTTTTCTTAAATGGTAATAAAATAATGAATGAAAAATATAAAGGAGTTTTTCCATGGCGAAAAATTTAATTATTGGTGGATTCACAAACTATGATTATAATCAATTAAAACCTTGGGTAGAATCAATTTGTGAAGTTACAACAGAAAATACACATAAAGTTGTAGTTATTGGAGATAACGTATCACAAGAAACTGTTGGTAAACTCATTAAACAAAACTTTGAAATTGTGAGATTTAATTCGAAACAAAATATTCCTATTCATGTTCTCCGATTTCTTTATATCTACGAATATTTAAAAGATAAATGGAAAGACTATAAGTACGTTGTCACAACAGATATGAAAGATGTTTATTTTCAAAGTGATCCTTTTGTATGGTTGCAAGACAATTTAGATTGTTTCACTCATCTTGTTGCTGGTTCAGAAGGTATGCTATATAAAGATGAACCGTGGGGTAACGAAAATTTAATGCAAGCATATGGTCCATACGTGCATAATTTATTCAAGAATAATGAAATTTATAATGTTGGAACAATTGCTGGAGATGCCGAATACGTTAAAGATTTGATGTTTAATATTTTTATTAATGCAATCAATAGGCCTATTGCTATTTGTGATCAAGCCGTGTATAATGTATTACTACAAACACAACCATATAAAGATATTACTTTGTTTTTGAAACAAAGTTCTGGATGGGCAATGCAAGCTGGCACTACTGTTGATCCATCCAAGATTGAAAGTTTTAGACCTTTTCTAACAGAAAAAGAACCGATATTTGAAGATGGTATTGTTAAAACTTGTGATGGAAAACCTTTCGTAATTGTTCATCAATATGATAGAGTACCCGAATGGAAAAAATTCGTACAGAAAAAATATGAGCAGGAAAGTGAAGATAAATTTTTTACATATACAGCATAAAAGGATTTTATATGATGTGTGAATGCAATTTAGTACTATTAAAAGTACAAGATGAAAGTGAGATTGAACAACTCAGATTAATTAGGAATGCTTGTAAAAATTTTATGACTAGAAATACTAACGAAATTTCAAAAGAACAGCAGTTAGAATGGTATAAAAATATTGATAAAAATTTTAACAAGTTATACCTACTATATGATGTAATACATGGTGTTGCTTTAACACCGATTGGTTACGGATACATAAGAGTTGAAGATGGCGCAGTACTATTAACTGGTGGATTAATTGAAAGTCAAAGAGGCAAAGGTTACGGATCAATTCTGTTTAATTACTTGGTTAAAAATTCTAAAGTATTCAATTTGCCAATAAAATTAGAACTATTAAAAACAAACATGGTAGCTTTTTCTATTTACAATAAAATAGGATTTAGAGTTATCGGAGATGATGGAAAAATCATTAAAATGGAGTATCATTATGATTCAGTTATTTAAAGTAGGAATGTCTGGGGACGTTACGCCATTAATTAATGAAGTTTTATTGTCTGGTTTTATAGGGCAAGGTCCAAAAGTTGAAATATTTGAAGAAACTTTGGCAAAAGTATTAAAGACACAAATTAAACCTGTTACTGTAAACTCTTGCACTTCTGCTATTGATCTATGCCTACATTTATGCGATGTGCAACCTGGTGATGAGGTTATTGCCACACCACAAACGTGTTTTGCTTCACAAGTTGGCATTATTCACAGACACGCAAAAATCAGATGGGCAGACATTGATCCAATGACTGGACTAATGGATCCGGAATCTGCTAGAAAATTAATTACAAAAAAAACTAAAGCCATTGTTGCTGTAAATTGGGCTGGAAGAATTTGTGATTTCAAAACATTAAAATCTTTTGGTATTCCAGTAATCGAAGACGCTGCGCATACATGGGATGTCTTTTTGAAAGAACCAGTCGAAAGAGGCGATTATATTTGTTATAGTTTTCAAGCAATTAAATTTTTGACAAGTGGTGATGGCGGACTTATTATTTGTCCCAACGAAGAAAAAGAACAAGAAGCTAGAATTTTAAGATGGTTTGGATTAGATAGAACTAAATCTGAATCTTTCAGGTGTACACAAAATATTACGAAAGCAGGATACAAATATCATATGAATGATATTAATGCTACTATTGGTTTAGCTAACATTGATTTAGCAAATCTATCTGTAAATCTACATAGAAAAAATGCAAAATATTTAATAGATAACATTAATAATCAAAATTTGGTAATGCCTTTATGGGATGAAACCTGTTCATTCTGGTTATTCAGTATGCATGTTTTAAACGGCCGCAAATCTGAATTTACAAAATACTTGGTAGAAAATGGAATAGCATGTAGTCCAGTTCACTATAGAAATGACTTATATGATTCAACTATTCATTTTAAAGAAAAAGATTTACCTGGTGTAACAGCTTTCGATGAAACACAAGTTTGTATTCCTGTCGGTTGGTGGTTAACAGAAGATAATTTAAAACACATAGTTAATACTTTAAACAACTTTAATTGATTTATGAAACATATATGTATTATCACATCAGCATTAGCTCCAGTCGTGGGAGCTATTCCTTTAGATGACCGTTATACACAGACAATATATTCTATTGAAACTGTTAGAAATAAAATTCCAAATTGTAAAATAATATTAAATGATATTTCAGTTTTACCTTGTGAAAAATATAAAAAACACATATCTGAATTGGTTGATGTTTTTATAGATTCATATAATGATAAGAATATATTTGAATTGAGTAGAAGAGGTTATAAAAGTCATGGCGAATTACTGTTGTATCGTAATACAATAGAATATATTAAACAAACTATTGATTTATCTGACTATGGTAGAATTTTTAAATTATCAGGAAGACATAATATAACAGAAGAATTTAATATTGAAGATTATGATGATAGTACTGTTGGAAAATATGTTTTTAAGAAATCTGTGCAATCTTGGATTTCACCGGAATTAAGAATATATGAAACTAGATTGTGGTCTATGCACAAAACAAATATGGAAGATTATATAAGTAAATTTGAAGATGTGTTTAAATCATGTGATGGATATTATGATATAGAACATGGTTATTACAAATTTTTAAACAAAAATGATGTTGTCGAATTTGATAATATTTGGGTAGAAGGAAAAGTCGGATTACACGGTAAATACCAGAAGGATTAAATTATGGATTATAAAATAAATTATGTGCCAGTGTTTTATATTGGACCAAATAGAGATTATGTTAGTTATCAAGAGAAATTTAAAAATGATCCTATGTTTTTCGTTAGATACCATGTTAATTTTTTAAACACATGTGAAAATAATAAAATCAAAAGAACAACTTTTGTTTTCAATGATGATATATCTGATGAACTGAAAGATTTAATTCTACAAACAATTTCAGAAATAAAAACAATGGAAGTAGAAGTTATTTTTCGCCGAAATGGTGGTTTTTCTTATGGTGCTTGGAATGATGTGATTAAGAAAAACCTCAATCACTTTGACTATTTCTTTTTAATAGAAGATGATTATATTCCAGTAAAACCAGATTTCTATGAAGATTTTGTAGATCGTTGTACACCAGAATATCCTTATGTTTCAACTTTTGTTGATGAATATAAACCGGGAAAGTTTTGTGCTTCCTGTTCAAACTCTATTATTCGTGCTGATGTTTGCAAAGATATATTAAAAAAGTACAATGAGTTATTTCTTGTAAATCCAACAAACATATTACAAGATGCTTGGGATACACAAATGAACTTTCTGAACTTGTTTACACAATCAGGTTATGGTATGAGAGATATTCTGCATAAGTATTCTACACCACACAACACTAATTGCAATATAAATCAAATAACTGTATTTGGTAATAAAGATTTACCGCATATTCTTGTGCCCATTATACCTTAAAAATAATCATGATTGAATCTAAAATTAAGTTTTTTCACAAAAAACATAATGTAATTGATAATAAAAAATGGCTTAAAAATAATTTGAAAATGTTTGAGATTGAAGTGTTTTCTTATTGTAATAGAAAATGCTGGTTCTGTCCAAATTCATACATAGATAGAAAGTCTGATACAATTTTAATGCCAGAAGAGTCTTATTTGTCTGTGATGGAACAACTAAGAGAAATCGATTATGATCAAGAAATTACCTATAGTAGGTACAACGAGCCTTTGTCCAAAAAAGATATAATATTAAAAAGAATTAGACAAGCAAGAGAATATTTACCTAAAGTTAAGTTGAGAACAAATACTAATGGAGATTATTTAAACTTAAACTACATACATGAATTGCGTGATGCTGGACTAAATCAATTATTCATTCAACAATATTTGGGAAATAATCAACTCTACAATCACAATAGACTTAAAAAAATTATGATTAAAAAAATTGAACGCTTAGGTGTAAATTATTCAATTATAACAGATATATTTAATCATAGAATTGAATTTAATTTAGAAATAGAGGGTATTACTGTTCATCTTAGAGCCAGAAACTTTAGCATAGAGGGCACAGCAAGAACTAAATTGGTTGAAGATGCAAATAAGGATTATGTAAGAACTCAATCTTGCAAACAACCATTCAATAATATGTACATTGATTATAATGGTTCTGTTGTTGTTTGTTGCAATTCTAGGTCGGATATACCGGAACACAAAAATGCTATCATGGGATCAATACATGAGGATAAAATTTGGAATATTTTTAGTTCGGAAAGATATGATTCTTGGCGAGAACACTTAAAAGGTGATGGACCTAAAAGTGGTATTTGCGAAAAATGTAAAATTGATGTTAATTTTGAGGAGTTTTTATGAATAAAACAATTATTTCGCATTTCTTTAATGAGCAATATTTGCTTCCTTGGTGGCTTAATCATCATAAAGAAAAATTTGATCATGGTATTATGATTGACTACAATTCAACCGATGAATCTGTTAATATTATCAAATCTATTTGTCCTAGTTGGAAAATTGTAAAAACAAGAAATGCTTTTTTCGAGGCAAGACCTATAGATGAAGAAGTTGAAGACATTGAGAAATCGATTGATGGATGGAGAATCTGTCTGAATACGACCGAATTTTTACTTGGTGATGTGTCTATATTGGAAAACACGGAAAAGAATTCTTATAAGATTCCTTCAATGGTAATGGTAGATGACAATCCGAATATTAGTCCCAATCCAAATGTATCATTAATTAAACAAAAGGCGCACGGTATACATTTCAATGAATCATTTCATATTAGACGAGCTAGAAATTTACATCAGGATAGTAATATTACATATCCAATAGGCCGTCATTATGAAAATTATGATACAAATGATTTTGTTATTTTATGGTATGGTTGGTCTCCTTATAATTATGAATTAAAACAAAGAAAATTGCAAATTAAAAAAAATATACCAGATTCCGATAGAATTAAAGGATTGGGCACAGGACATTTTTTACAAGAATTTGAAATGGACAGTACATATAAAAATCAATACTTACCCATGGCAAGAGATTTGGCAGAAGATTTGAAACAATTTAAATGAGATTAAAATGAAAAAAATTTCTATTTGTATCGCAACATATGAGATGGGAGGTTATGGACATACATTTTTGGATCAATTACTTACTGAATTGAAGATACAAACATTTCAAGATTTTGAAGTGGTTATTTCAGATCAAAGTAACGATACAAAAATACTTGAAGTTTGTCAAAAACATTCCAATCTACTAGATATTAAATATTTTAAATATTTTTACAATAGAGGAAAAGCCGCCTGCAATATTAACCAAGCTATGAAGTATGCATCTGGTGAAATAATAAAGATATTATATCAAGATGATTTCTTTGTGACACCTGAAGCTCTCGGTAAGATTTTCGAAAAATATCAACAAGGCGCCAAATGGGTCATTAATGGATTCACACATAGCGACAATCAAAAAAAGAATTTTTTCAACACAAGAATACCTTTTTATCAAGATGCAGTTATTATAGGTGAAAATAGTATTGGAAATCCATCTAATTTTTCTATCCTTGCATCAGAGAGAATGTATATGGACGAGTCCATTCTGTATGTGGTAGATTGTGAATTTTATTATAGAGTTAAACAGAAACTTGGACTTCCTGTTATTGTCGAAGATATTTTAGTATGTGCTAGGCATCATCCGGTTTCAGCCGTGGATAACCCATCATTCTATTCATTAAAAGATACAGAAGTTGCATATTGCTTACAAAAACACAATTTAAGATTGACCTAACATGATAGATTAAAAGTTATATAAATAATGAATAAGCAATCAAAGTGTTTTGCAAAGGAAACTAATGAAATCATTTTTATTCTTCTTAAAAGAAGAAACAGAAGAAAATAAATTAAAGCATATTGCTCATGCTGAAGATCGTCCAATATTACATGGATCAGAAGGGTTCTCACACACCCACGGTGCCTTAATGCAGGCACACGAACACATTAAGTCTGGCGGAAATAGTTCTGCACTTACAATGAAATATGATGGATCGCCGGCGGTTGTATTTGGACACCATCCAGAAAATGGCAAGTTCTTTGTTGCATCAAAGTCTGCGTTTAATAAGACACCAAAAATTAACTATACTCACGCGGATATTTTAAAAAATCATGGTCATGCGCCAGGATTAGTCGATAAACTCCATGCGTCGTTAAATCATCTTAAAAAGATTGCACCAAAAACTGGAGTGTATCAAGGTGACTTAATGTACACACATGATGACTTAAAACATCATAAGAACGGCAAAGTATCTTTTACACCAAACACAATCACCTATACCGCAAAAGGTGATGATGCAGACAAAATAAAAAAATCCAAAATGGGAGTTGTGGTGCATACACAGTACCACGGCAAAGATATTGCGTCGATGAAGGCAGATTCGCATCCGGATTTGCACAACTTTCACCATCATACTGACGTTTGGCAAAAATCGCCGAACCATGACACAAGACAAGTACATTATTCAGAACATGACCAAGAAGCGTTTCATAAACACATGGATGCGGCTAAAAAGATACATGATGAACATGGTAAAGAAATGTATAAGGCAACTGAACCACATCAAGGTGAAGGCAATCATTTAGAAACTTACATCAACGATACCGTAAGAAAAGATGCAACACCATCTGTTGAAGGACTTAAAAAACATATTCAAAATAAATATAAGAAAGAGATTGCAAAGTTAAAAACTCCAGCAGGTGCTACAAGAAAACAAAATCAAGCTGACGCACACACAAATCACATAGAAAGTAATAAAGAACATTACAACAATCTGTTAAAGATGCACCATCATTTACAACAAGCAAAAAATGTATTGGTGAATACACTTCAGCAACATGAAGGTGGATTAGAACATCATATTGAAGGTAAAAAAACAGGCCCAGAAGGGTTTGTTATTAATCATGCTGGTAAACCAACTAAACTGGTAGATCGTGCCGAATTTGCTAAAGCTAATTTATTAAAGGTGAGGAAATGATATCATTTAAAAGTTTTTTATTAGAAACGGAAGGCCGTGGCACTCTAACGGCATCAGGTAAAACTGGTGAAGACCATAGAAAAAGATATATTGATCCTCATGTTGGATCAAAATCATATACACATGTTTTAGCTAAAGAACACGATGATTTACCAAAAGGTTCTTCTATAAAAATTCATAATGTAGAACATATCAACGGTAAAATTCATGTCCGTGCAGAAGATGAAACGGGCAATCACCATGTTATACCAATTTCGAAATTACACAAACCTGGTGATGCACCACCAAATAAAGGTCATGACTATGAAACTAAATTCGTTGAAAGAATGAAACATCATGGGATTATGCCAAAAAATATGAAAGGTGCGGGATCAACTGGCGGTACAGATTTTGCAGTCCATAATAAGAAAAAGGGTGAATTTCATGCGGCTTCAGTAACAGGAAGTTTACTTAATGGTGAAACGAAAAATGGTACGACCGCTGCGATGGGACAATTGACGATACATCACACAAAGGAAAAAGGTTGGCATATAAAAGATTCACAAAAACAAAAAAGACCAGAATACGCAAAACATATTGAAGAATCTGGTATTTTAGATCATATGAATAAACATCATCCTGATCCAGAAAAAGAACCAACCACAACTTCTGGTAGATCGAAAACAATTGAAATGAAACATCCGAATTTACATCCAGCTGAAGCGTATTTAAAAGATCATCATGTTCATGTTTTGCAAGTTGGTGGGTACGGCACTTATAAAGTTGGTGAAAAAGATGAAACTGGACATGGCCTTCCTTCAATTTCTGGACAAGGAAAATGGAGAATTAGAGAAAAACAAAAAGGAAATAAAAGCGCACGAACTGTTGCTTTCCACCCTGATGGTGTTAAAGGTTTAAATAAAAGTCATATCGATTTAGATAAAGATTCAGATTTACATTCATTCAAAAAAACTTTAGGGCACATGTAAAACTATGAAATCTTTTTTAGAATTAATTGCTGAAGAAGAAAGGACATATAAACCGGTTGTCATGGCCTTTGGTCGGATGAATCCTCCGACAACAGGACATATGAAGTTAATCGATAAAGTTCATGAAATCGCCGATAAAGAACACGCACATCATGTTGTTGTTGCTTCACATTCACAAGACGCAAAGAAGAATCCATTATCGGCAAAAGAGAAGATAAAAACTCTCAAAAGATATTCACCAAAAACAAATTTTGTTGCCGCATCAAAAGAACTTCCTTCATTTATACAACACGCTGCAAAATTAAATGCTGCAGGTCATGATCATTTAATTATGGTTGCAGGATCAGACCGTGTCAAAGAATATCATAAACTTTTACACAAATATAATGGTCATGCATTTAATTTCAAGAAAATAGAAGTCCGTTCTGCTGGTCACCGTGATCCGGATGCTGAAGGTGCAGAAGGTATGTCTGCTTCAAAAATGAGAGAACACGCAAAAAATA